AATTTGATTAGAATTATGAACTTAAATATTTAGTACAAACCTTTTAAAAAGCCGCTTGGCAATGCCTTATATACATTGTTGGGCGCAGTTAATATTATGACAGCAAAAGAAAAACAAAACTACAATCGTATGCGGGAGGCATTGATTAGAATTACAAAGTATCAAACACCCGATAGAATGCGCAGGGATTCAGAAAAAGATTGGGGAGTATCATTTGAGGAAGCTATCGAAATGGCTTATGAGAATATACAACAAGAAGCTAAGTTTGGAGTAAAAGGTGTGCGTGCGCTTTCTTAATTGCGCCCAACGGTTTGGGTATGACCAGTAAAGAATTTGAAAAACTTAACTATCATAATATGAAAAACTTAATTAAAAGAATTGTCGCTAAAATACGCATGAAGCCTTTATTGGTTATACCTGTTGTTAGCGGTAGTAAATTATGCCCTGATTGTGAGGGGGAAATGGTACAATATGACTGTCCAATAGAAACTATAATCTTTAAAATACCATTTACGGACATAGAAATACTTGCCCGTAATTGGGTGGGAAAAGAATATTATTGTGCAGATTGCGTGAGGGATAAAGAGCAAGAAAGGCAACACGAGGCTTACGATTATGGAGCACAAGAAGGGTTTAATAAAGGTTATGCTGCTGCTGTGCAAGAACATGGGGTTTATTACCGCTAACTATAGTATAAATTTAATTGTTATAATTACTTATTAATTAATTAAATAACCCATGATTTTTACAAAGTACATAAATCAGTTTGAAAGAGAATTGATAATTAAAAATTACTCTCAAAGGAGTATTGAATGTTATAAAAGTTGTGTCAATAAATATCTTAATAATTTTAACCAATACCCTGAGAGAATAAGTAAAGATGAAATCAAAAATTATTTACTGCAGCAATTTAAACATAATTCTCCCGAGCATATAGTACAGGTGATATCATCACTTAAAAAGTTTTATGTATTGGTTATTAATCAGCCTAAAAAACTCGATGGTATTGATAACCCAAAACGGCATATAAAACTTATTGAACCGTTATCAAAAGAAGAAATTCTAAGGCTTTTTTCTGTAATCAAAAATGTAAAGCACCTGGCTATCGTTAAAACAATTTATTACGGTGGCCTGCGCATATCTGAATTACTAAATCTCAAATGGTCAGATCTTAAACGCGATCGTAAACTAATGTTAATTCGAATGGCCAAAGGAAATAAAGACAGGTATGTAAAACTATTTCCTGAAGTAATTGAAATTTTAGAAATTTACTGGCGACAGTACAGAACAAAAGAATATATATTTTCCGGACAAGGATCCGATCAATATTCCGATTCCAGTATTCGCCAGTTTCTGGCCTTATATAGTCAACATGCGAGGTTAAGCAAGAAGTGTAACCCTCACTTACTTCGTCATTCTCTGGCAACCCATTTTCTCGAGTCGGGTGTAGATATAAGGTATATTCAAACCTACCTGGGCCACAAATCTTCAAAAACTACTGAACGATATACATTTGTATCAAACAGGAACATAGCAGGGTTATTGTCTCCTTTAAATGCATGATTTCGTCAAAATATTTTTAAACATTAAAATAAAATTACTATATTTATAAGTTACTAAAAGAAAGGGAATTAATTATGAGAATTACAATCAAATCTATGATTCTTTTGAACTTCAAGGGAATTATATCTTATTCTTTAGCATTCGGAAATGAAACAAACATTTTAGGAGACAATGCTACAGGGAAAACAACATTATTTGATGCCTTTACCTGGTGCCTTTTTGGAAAAGATTCTTTAGGTAGGGAAACGTTTGAAATCAAAACACTGGAAGGTGGAAAGGTAAAACAGAAAATTGATCATTCAGTTGAAGCCTTAATTGAAGTCGATGGAATTGAGATTAAATTAAAAAGATTACTGCGTGAAAAATGGGTAAAAAAACGCGGTGAACCGGAACCAGAAATGGTTGGGCACGAAACTTTTTATTATATCAATGATGTCCCAAAACTTCAATCTGAATTCAAAACATGGATCGGCCAGCTCGTTAATGAGGAACTTTTCAAAATCATTACTTCAACGAGTTACTTCAATCAATTAATTACCTGGCAGAGTAGGAGAAATTTACTTTTCAAAATTGCCGGTGACATATCGAACTCAGAACTCGCCGAAGGAAATCAGGAATTTGAAAACCTACTAAAAGAAATATCAGGCAAATCGCTTATTGACTTTAAGAAGGAAATATCGATGAGAAAGAAAAAACTCAAAGATGATCTTGAACAGATCCCGACAAGGATCGATGAAGTCACCAGGTCGATTCCTGAATCTGTTAATGTTGATGAACTCAACAATATGATAAATATTCTCAGCGAAGAATTACATGTTATTGATGAGGGCATTCAGGATAAGTCAAAGGCATATTCAAATGAGGTATCTGAAAATCGGAAAAGGTATGAAGAAATTAACCGATTAAACGGTGAGTTAAATAAAATTCTGAATGATAAACGAGATTCTCATGATAAATTGAATCGAGAATATCATAATTCAATTTCATCAATCAATAACAAAATTGAATTCAATACAAAAGAAATTGAAAAAATAAAGTCCGGGATAGAAGCCAACAGAGACACGGTTGATAAAGATTCTATAAAACTTGAAAAATTCAAAAAAGACTGGAATGAAATAAATGCAAAAAATATTGAATTCAAAGAAAATCAATTTGACTGCCCGACTTGTAAAAGGCCGCTTGATAATATTGAAGAAATAAAATCCGATTTAATTGCAAATTTCAACCGGGATAAATCAGAAAAATTATCGGAAATAAATAAAACAGGGAAGGCATTATCAGAAAAAATCCTTGAAATGAATAAGGAAATTGAAAATCTTACGAATTCAATTCACCCGATTGAAATTATAATTGAGGATTTGAAAAAAGAATTAACCACGATCGTACCTGTAAAAGAATCGAATATTGAAGAATCCGACCAAGAAAAATCAATAAAGAGAAGGATTACTGAAATACAGGGACAGATAACGGAAATACCGGAGGTCGATAATAAAACTCTCACAGATAGAAAAACTGTGATAAATTCTGAACTCGACAACTTTAAAAAGAAACTCAATACGAATGAAAATATTGAGAAAGGGGAAAAGAGGATTCAGGAAATTAATGAAGAGGGAAAAAATTTATCTCAGCAAATTGCAAATCTTGAAAAAAGAGAATTTATTATTGATAAATTCAATCGGGCCAGGATCGATTTCACGGAAAGAAAAATCAGTGGTCTATTTAAATATGTGAAATGGAAATTATTCGACATTCAAATTAATGGCGCTGAGGTTGAATGCTGTGAATGTATGGTTGATGGTGTTCCTTTTTCAAACCTGAATACAGCTTCTCAGATCAATGCAGGAATAGATTGCATCAATACGATATCAGAACATTTTGACGTATTTGCCCCGGTTTGGATTGATCATGCAGAATCGATTAATCATTTTATTGAAACAAAAACCCAGATCATTAAATTGATTGTTTCAGAGGACAAATCACTGAAAAAATTTGATAAATAACTTATTATCATTATATTTAATAATTAATCAAATCGATATGTCAACAGAAAAAAAAGACGAAAAAAAGGTACAGCAACCAAAACAGAAAAATTCTGAGATTGCTCAAAAAATGGACGAGAAGGGTATAACTGATGCCGTCCTGACAAAAATCAAACAGTTTGAGGAATTGGGTGAGTTATCAATTCCGAAGGATTACAACGTACAAAATGCGCTTAAATCGGCATTTTTAATTTTATCTGAAACAGAGGATAAAGATAAAAAACCAGTACTTGAAGTTTGTACGAAATCGAGTATTGCCAATTCTCTGTTAAAAATGATAACGATGGGGCTTTCACCAATGAAGAGGCAATGTGCTTTCATTGTTTATGGGAGTCAGTTAACCTGTCAGATTGAATATGACGGAACAATAGCTCTGGCAAAAAGATTCGGGGATGTGAAGGAAGTTAATACAAATGTTATATATGACGGGGATGAATTCAAATTTAAAATCAATCCGGATGGGCGCAGGGAATTTGTAAGTCATAATCAACCATTTGAAAACATTAACCTAAATAAGATTTTAGGCGCTTATGCTATTGTTGTTTTTAATGATGGCTCGACCCAATTGACGATGATGAATATTTTACAAATCCGTAAAGCCTGGGACATGGGGCAAATGAAAGGAAATTCAAAGGCACATCAGAATTTTCCCGATAAGATGGCTGAAAAGACAGTCGCTACAAGGGCGTGTCAGCCGTACATCAGAAGAACAGATGATGAGGGAATTTACAACGAAACTCCGGCAATGGACCCAGCGAGTGAAGCATCAAGAAAAGAAATTTCAGAAAAAGCAAATGTGAAAATGCTTGAACTGGAAGATGATGGAGTCCAAAATGCTGAGGTAATTAATCAACCTGAAAAGAAAGAAGGGTATTTACAGGATGCCGGGCAAGATGAAACAGTAACCCGTCAATTTTAATTATGAAGTTAAAAGTTCTTGGAAGTAGCAGTTCAGGTAATTGTTACATTCTGGAAGCAAAAAACTCCGCGCTCATTATTGAGTGCGGAGTTAAATTTATTGAGGTAAAAAAAGCATTGGATTTCAATACTTCAGTAATTTCAGGGGCAATTGTTTCACACCTTCACGGGGATCATTCCAAATATATTTATGAATATGCAAACGCCGGAATTGATGTTTATATTCAAGGAAAAACATTTCCATCTCTCGAAAATAATGGCATACATAGAAGAATATATCCATTCATAAATGATATAAAATTTCAATTGTTTGGCTTTAATATATATCCATTTGAATTGAAACATGATGTTCCTTGCAGCGGGTTCATCATTTATAATTTTGAATGCGGGAACACACTATTTTTAACTGATACTCATTATTGTCCCTATCGTTTTAAAAACCTGAACAATATCATTATTGAGGCAAATTACGACAATGATATGCTTGAAGAAAATATATTTGAAGGAAGGATCCCGGAAATCGTAAGGAATCGGGTAATAAATTCTCATATGTCGATTGAAACCTGTAAGAATTTACTCAAAGCAAATGATTTGAGCAGAGTAAATAATATTGTTCTTATCCACCTGAGTGGTGGAAATAGTAACGCAATTCGTTTTAAAAAAGAGGTTGAGGACTTAACCGGTAAGCAGGTATATATTGCAGAGAAGAATTTAATAATAGATTTTAACACCCATTTTTAATGAAAGGCCATTTCGAGAAAAAAGAAAAGAAGGAAATTAAACCGAAAAAAATAATCGGAATAATTACAGTGAAAGAAATCAGGGCGAAAATTCAGACTGATAAATCTGAAGAGAAAGCTTTAAAAAAGTATAGGGATAGATATCCGGATTATGATGTAACGTTTAAGCCTGTTTAAATGATTAAAATCTTCGGCCTGGCCGATATCGACAAAGGAAAACTTTCACTTTTAAAGGAGAAAGAATTCAAAGAAGCAATCGGTAACGTTCCTAAAGGCAGGTATTTTATTACCCTTGAAAAAGTATACAGGAAAAGATCACTCAAACAGAATAATTCTCTTTGGGCCATTCCCTATAAAATATTAATAAATTGTTTTATTGATGCATTCGGACATAATGTTACTGAGGCATGGGTTCATAATTTCTGCAAAGAAAATTTATTACCTGAAGAATACCTTGAACGAATAAAAAAAGAGTGGGACAATGACCCAAAAAACCAGCTTATAAACAAACTTTCCGGTGAAATAATCGTATTACAATTTGAACCCACAACACGGAAAATGACAACGGTTGAATGCATGGAATACTATGAAAACTTACAGAATTTCGGATGCGAATATTTCGGGGCTGAGATCCCGGAACCGGATAAGGACTGGAAAAAGAAATTGAAGGAATATGAATTGAATAACCAAGAAAAATGAACACAATTAATCAGGACGTGACAAAAATTAAATCTTTACTAAGTCAGAAAAATAACGCGGAGGTAAAGAAACTTTCGGACTTATTCATCCCGGAATATAACATGAAAATATTATCAAAACTTAACCCGATTGAGAGGGTTGAATGGTTAAAAATTAATAATTACTGAAATGAAAATAACAATCGAAAACACAACAAAAATTGTCGAATTAAATGGCGTACCGGCCAGAGTTTGGGAAGGAAAAACCGAAAGCGGGATAAAAGTTCATTGCTATATTACACGGATAGCAATAGACAAAAATGAAAAGAGAGTTGATGAATTTCAAAAGGAATTGCAAGAACAGAAAGCTCCTTCAGAAGAAATTCAGGCAATTCCGCTAAAGTTAATTTTATGAGTAAAAATGATTTTTACTGCTCGGAAGGGATAAAACTTGGGAGGGCATTTATAATCCAAATTTTAACGTGGTCGAATTTGACCACTTATATCGGTAAAAATTAATGATTATAATCATCTGCAATATTGAATCACAGGTACAAGATTTAATCAATCAGATTGAAGAAATTCCTTTTATCATTCCGGAAGAAATCAATAGTTTAAGTTTATTGATAAATAATACTCTGGAAGAAATTGATTGTATTGTTACCGATCTAATGAACGGGGACCCGGTAATTCCCATTTATGCAGCTTCAATAAATGGCAGGGAGTTAATTCCGTTCGTATGGCAAACAGACTACGGTTAGCTTCAATAATACTCAACTCAATTTTTTATAGAGAACAAAAAACGAGAGCACAGGAAAAATAAACATTACAGTTAATACAGGGCCTGTGCTTTCTTAACTTAAAAACAAAAATGATATGGGATTAATAATTTATCAACCATCAGGAAAAGCAAAAGAATATTCACCCTGGGCCGCAAATTTTTATAATGGATGTCCTGGGTGCACTTATTGCTATAATAAAAAAGGGAGGTTTTCAAAAGTTCTTGGGGGCGAAACTCCGACAATTAAAAAATCCTTAAGTTCGGAAGCGAATGCATTCAAGATATTCAAAAAGGAATTAAACGATTACTTGCCATTGCTCAGGCAAGAAGAATTATTTTTCAATTTTGTTTCAGATCCATGCCTAAAAGAAACTTTTGATTTAAACTGGAAATGTATAAATGAATGTTTAATTAATCAGATTTCAGTTAAAATATTGACAAAACAAACCTGGTGGATTGAAGAGTTCATTAGGAATGAATTTTATTATGATCTGGGAGACAAGTTGAAAATTGGATTTTCGATTACCGGGTTTGACGATCAGGAACCCGGTTGCTCACCAACAATGGATAGAATTTACTGGATGCAACAATTATACTATTCAAGGTATTATGTATGGACTTCATTTGAACCGATAATTGATCCGTTCAGGTCAACTAAATTTATTTATGCAGTAAAGGATTTCTGTGATCACTTTAAAATAGGATTACTTTCCGGCCAGAAATACGACAGGCAATCACTGTTATACATGAAAACTGCTGTTGAAAGTTACGTAAAGCCGGAAAAAATCTATTGGAAAGAATCATTTTTAAACCAAATAAAATGAACTCAAAAACCTATTTGAAAAATCTTGCCCGCGAATGGGGAGGGATGAAACAGGAAAGATTAATTGAAAAATTAACCAGGTTGGTTGACCTTGCTAAATCTGAGGTTGATATTCATAAACCTATACTATTACCAGAAGCAAAGCCTGAACCAATCAAAAGCAATGATGAATCAATGACCAGGTATTTAAAGGAAACCATTGAAAAAAGCATTGCAGACATTAATAAAAGCAATACCAGTAATTACGATAAAGCCCTATTATTGAAAAAAGTATTCGGAAATTACCCTGAATGGCATCACATTACGATGATACCGATAGATTATTTCAATGAATTCTGGAACCTTTGCGAAAAGAAAAATTCGGGTATAATTTTTGACAACGAACGGGATTTACAGTATTTCAAAGTCATAAGATAGTAAGTGTAGGGACGAATGGCATTCGCCACAAACAAGATATTAACAACTAAATTAACAATTATTGTTAAGAATTATTTTGTAAAATGTTAAGGAAAGTTTGTATGTTTGTTCTTTAAAGCCAAAATATGACTAAAATTAATAAGACATACGTTTTTAATAATATACCGGTCTCCGGTAAAATTGCTCAAAGCGGGTTTAGTCACCCTCGGCCTTTGGGCTTTTTTATTGGGGCCGGTTTTTTATTTTAATATGAGCAGTCAATCATATAGGATTAATGGATTTGAACAAATAAAATCTTTTTATTCATGGGTTTTTAATAATCAGGATAAAGATGTTAATGCAACTCATGTTAGTTTATATCTTTTTTTAATAAACCAGAATAACAGAGCCAATTGGGTTGAATGGTTCAAATGTCCTTATGATCTTGGTATGGCTGGCAGTTGTATTGGTAGTCGAAATACTTATTATAAAGTTTTAGAAGAATTAAAAAATTGGGGATTAATAGATTATCAAAAAGGAATTAATAACTATAAAGCTCCAAAAGTTAAATTATGCCTGTTTAAAAATGAGCAAGTAACTGAGCAAGTACCAGTACCGCTATGTGAGCCACTGAGTGAGCCGCTATATGAGCAAGTAGTGATACCGCTATGTGAGCCACTGAGTGAGCATATATATAAACTATTAACTAATAACTTAAAACTAATAACAGATAACATAGAAGATATTCTGATTTTTTTAAATGATAAACCAAAATCTTTAATAAAGGAAAAAGAATTATTCGAAATTTTTCGTTTAAAATATCCCGGAACAAAAAGAGGATTAGATTCCGAATTCAATGATTTAGTCAAAAAGCATAAAAACTATAAAGAAATTTGCTTAATTTTATTAAAAGAACTCGAAAGGCAAATAAATGAAAGATCAAGAATTACTGGATTTATCCCTGAATGGCCTCATCTCAAAACATATCTACATAACAACGGATGGGAAACAGAATATAAATCAGTTGAAAAGAGTAAATTTAAAAAAATACAAGATTTAACTTATAATCCAAGCGCATGAAATCAATAGATATAACCGAAAGAATCAAGGATATAAATCCTTACCAGTTATTTGAAGAAAACATATACAGGTTGATGAAATCTTTATTAGAGGATTTCGACCAGGTTATGGATAAGGAAACATTTGAAAACTCATATCGGCAGGTAACGAAATTATTACTTGAAAAACATCGAAATTTGATATTCGGAGAAGTGAATCATGTTTTCAAAGAAATAACGCTGGCTAATTACGAAATGAAAAAGGTATCAGTTGTTAATATAATGGCATGCTTTGCTGATTACCAGAGAAAAAAAATAGAGCACAACCGCTTTGAAATCGAAAAACGCGAAAACGAAATAATAAAAAATGCCGTTGATTGTACAAGGTTACCTTTGGGCCAGGCAATTCTTTTCAGGATTGATATGCATGAAAAAGGAAAAAATGAATGGTGGGACGTTCCGCTGAAAGAAATAGCACAGAAAGGTGAAATAAAATTCGATTACAAAAAAGAAAAAATAAGAACAATATTATCAAATCATTTTACTAAATAAATAAATTCAAAATTATGTCAAACTTAAGAGAATCATGTGACAAGGTGATCAGTCACCAGTACCTAAAAAGATTCACGCCTGAACAGATCGCGGAATTCAAAACCGATTTGTCGACAGTGATGATTGAATCAAATGCGATCGAAGAGGAATTCGATTCGATAAAGCAGGAATACAAAGCGAAACTTAAACCTTTGAAAATCCAGGTAAAGGAAAAACTGACATTCATCCGGGATAAAGCGCGCCTTGTAAAAGAAGAATGTTACGTCATGTACGACGGTGAATATGCTGTTATTTATGATAATGAAAGAGTTGAAATTGAAAGGCGCCCGCGTACAATCGAAGAGCGCCAGACAACTATTTTCATGAATCAAAGAAACGGAACAGAATAATAACAATTTAACTTTTTAAAACAATGGAAGAACAAAAATTGAACATCAATCTTGCAGAAGGAACGCAGGAAGTAATTATCAGGAATGGTGACGCTTCAAATCCGATTGAATTGAAAGGATTCGATTACAACGGAATAATTACCGGACCGGTAGATTTCTTGAAATCCAAATTACCCACTTTGAATATTCCGACTTGTACAATTCTCATCGACCGGGAAAAAAGAGGAATTATGCTGGTCATAAACGAAAATTCAAACCTGAGAAGTTCGGTAACAGGAAGATTGGAATTCACTGAAGAATTCATGAAATTTAAAATCAATACAGGTAGCTCGTGGATAAGCAGGGAACTTGGTGAATTTGTGAAAATGAACCGGGTTTATTTTGAAACTCTCGATTCAGCAAATGAATTGTCCGCAAAACTTTTGCATTTTAAGGCAAAGGTTGAAAAATCGAAAGAGCAAAAGGATGATAAGAAAGGCAATATGCTTGACCATGTTGAGCAGATTATTCATGAAATAAACATCCCGGATAAATTCAATCTTGAAATTCCGATTTTCAAAGGTTCTAAAAAAACAAAAATCGGGATTGAGGTTTACATCAATGCAAATGATCTGAGTATAACATTGATTTCTCCAGATGCCGCTGAAATCATTCGGAAAACAAGGGATGAGATCATTGACGAACAGAAAGATCAGATCAGGGAAATTTGTAAGGAGATTGCGATAATTGAGTGTTAAATGTATCTTATAAAAAATAAAGCTCGGTTTATTTGGCCGGGTTTTTTTTATTTCAAATATTATTCGTAATTTTGAATCATGACTTTTCAAAAAGGAAATAACCTCTGGGAATTCCGTAATAAACACGGAAGAGATTTTAAATTTACACCTGAAAAATTGTGGGAAGAAGCTATTTTATATTTTGAATGGATAAAAGAAAACCCACTTGTCGAGGATTCAGTTAACTTTTATCAAGGTAAGGCTACTCATGAGCCAATTTATAAAATGCATGCAATGACTATTATAGGGTTTTGCTTATTCGCTGATTTAGATACAGTTACATTTTATGAATATCGGAAAAATCCTGATTTTATGAATATCACAAGGCGTATCGAAGAATGCATCCGAAACCAAAAATTCACAGGAGCCGCCGCTGAACTTCTGAATTCCAATATAATAGCTCGTGATTTAGGACTTGTCGACAAAAAGGATTTAACTACCGATGGCGAAAAAATTGAAGGAATAGTTTACGTGTTACCAAATGATCCCAAATTAGATGAAGATAATTCTAAGGCCGGAACCGAAGCAACATAAGGCTTACGAAGCATTAAATAATGATTTGATAGATGTAGTGTACTTCGGCGGAGGCGCAGGAGGCGGGAAAACGTGGTGGATATGTGAAAGTAAAATGATAAATTGCGTTCGTTATCCTGGTTATAAAACTTTTTTAGGAAGAGAAGAATTGAAAAGACTTTCCGAATCTACCCTCTTAACATTTTTCAAAGTTTGCCAGCATCATAAATTAATCAACGGGGTTCACTACAAGTTTAACGGCCAAAAGAATTACATTGAATTCAGGAATAGTTCCCGTATTGATTTAATCGAACTCAAATATTATCCTTCAGACCCTCTTTATGAAAGATTCGGTTCACTTGAATTTACAGACGGTGCAATTGATGAGGCCGGAGAGGTAAACTATATGGCCTTTGATGTATTGAAAAGCCGTATCGGAAGACACATGAATAAGGAACTTAAAGTCAGGGGTACCATTTCAATAACCGGGAATCCAAAAAAGAATTGGACCTATAAATATTTTTACAAGCCTTTTAAAGCCGGGACACTACCTTCGAATATTGCATTTATTCAATCTCTATACATGGATAATCAATATACCGGCAAAGATTACGAAAGGCAATTATCGCAGATCACCGATAAATCAACAAAAGAACGATTGATGTACGGGAATTGGGAATATGATGACGATCCGGCGAAGTTGATCGAGTATGATTCTATCCTGGATATGTTTACGAATTCATTTGTTCCTAACGGTCGTAAATGTATTACCGCCGATATCGCCAGGCAGGGAAAAGATTTTACAAGGATTGTTACATGGGACGGGTTCCAGTTAATAGAAACGGTTTCACTTGAAAAAAATCTTGTTACTCAGGCGGCTTCTGAAATAAAAATACTTGCAAATACTTATTCTATCCCAATGTCTCAAGTATTAGTTGATGAGGATGGCGTCGGCGGCGGGGTAAAAGATATACTTCATTGCAAGGGATTTATCAACAATTCAAGGGCACTGAACAATGAAAATTACGATAACCTGAAAAGTCAATGTTATTTTAAATTTGCGAAAAGGGTAAATGATTCAGGTGTATGGATCAGGGATGAGTTATCGGAACAGGATAAGGATTATATCATTGAAGAATGCGAACAGATCAAGAAGAAAGATATTGACAGCGATGGAAGGCAGGGAATTATCCCGAAGGCTAAAGTAAAAGAACTGATAGGCAGGTCCCCTGATTGGTCTGATGTTTTATCCATGAGGGAATGGTTTGAATTGCAGCCGGAGGCTCCGAAAGGAAATCGAGTATTATAAATAAAAATATGAAACCAATAAGAATTCAAAGATTAAGAAAAAAAGGATTTAATTTACAAAAAGCAAGTCCGAATGGACTTCCTGTTGTTTATGTTGGTAGACCTACAAAATGGGGAAATCCTATAAAATTAGATAATGGCATGATTTACATAGATGCCGGTTATAGAAGGAAAATATTAGACCCGTGGGTTTATTACAACTTAGGGAATATTGATGATGTATTACATCTTTACTGGCATATTTTGAAAGGAACGCAATTTCAAATTGCTGATTTACAATATTGGTCTGATAAATTTAAAGAAAATAATATTGAAGAACTCAGAGGTAAAAATTTAGCCTGTTGGTGTTCGATTTCTTCTAAATGTCATGCCGATGTTATTTTAGATTTACTTTACAATTAATGGTACTCCCAAACATCACAGTAAAAGAATTTCTTGAGCTTCATGACCCGGAGTTAATTCACCAATATGAATTCTTTTTCAAGTATTCTATTGTTATGAATGAGGCTGTTGATCACTTCCATATTGGTGACATGACGGCTAAATCATTCGGGTTGATCAAAGATTTACAGTTTGATATTTCATCCGGGGAAACAGGGTGGATTAAGTTAATCGAATATGTTGAAAAACTTATCAACAAAAAGTGTATTGATTTGGATTTGACAACTTTTGTCCAAACATGGAAATATATACTGTCCGAAATCGAACGCATTACAGAAATAGAATCTATTGTTTTGAAGTACGAAGCAACGGATGAAGAAATACAGGCCGGTATCGATAAGCTTGGAATCCTGGGAATCTATATGCAAATTAGATCACTTACCAAAGGGGATATTACAAAGAATGATGAGGTAAGGTCCATGAGATATGACGAGGCATTTACCGAACTTGTGGCACAAAAAATGTTGAGTGATTACGAAAAAGAACTTATAAAAATTATGAGTAAGCGAAATTTTTAGTATATTTACATCTTGCGTGGTAGTGTAATTGGTAGCACAATGGTCTCATACGCCATAGGCCCGGTCCGAATCCGGCGAACGCAACGGAGATTATTCAAGTTATGTGAAACATTCGTTCGATTCGATTTAATTTAATTCTACCCCTATAATTTTTTATAGGGGTTTTTTATTTTCCCGTCACAATATTTTTTATATTTGTCAAACTAATTTTCAAATGGATAACTTCACCATTTTATCAGTTATTAAAGATTACGCCACAACTCAAGGATGGCATTTCCTAAGCGGAAACAATTTTAATCAAAACTACGAAGCATCTCAAAATACATACAATCCAGGTGACCTTGTGTTAACGGCTGATTTTGATGCAATACCTATATTTGGTGAAGGGAATTCAATCAGTGAAATCCGATACACTGGCATAATAGCACTTGGCCGAAAGGTTGAAGATGACGACCTGACCCGTTCAAACCTTGATGAAACATTTTGGCAAAAATATGAATTACGCCTTGAAGCACTAATGACACTTTTATCAACAGCAATTATTTCAATAGGATGTGAAAACAATATGACCGTTCAGGATGTTCGTTTCAGAATGGAATTGAATAAGTTTGATACTAATATAGATTTTGTGGTAACCCCGGTAACGTTTCTGCAATGACACTTCGTGACCATATAGATAACTGGCTAACAGAAGCAAAGACAGACCTTGCGGCTAACTATAATAAATTAGGTCTACGGGCATCCGGGCAGTGGGAGCGTGATCTTGAAACAAATATTGAAGAAAGGCCAACAGGTTACACGGCAGAGATATTAGGCAGCGCCTATACTGGCGTGCTTGAATCCGGAAGAAAGCCAAATACAAACAAAAATCCCGAATCTATCCGGGCGTGGGTTGGTTGGGCCGGATCAACATTTTTAAAAGAATGGGTACAAAGGAAAGGCATTCAGGCTAATCCTTTCGCTGTTGCCTGGAAGATAGCAAGAAAAGGAATTACAGTTCCTAACCGGTTCAATGCAGGAGGCCTGGTGTCTGATGTTATAACAGAAGAAAGAATTCAGAAATTGCTCGAAGGAATATCGCTTGTAATGATTACAGAAGTCAGGTCGGATGTTTTGAAAACTCTAAAAGAAAAATAAAATGCCTGTAACAAATATTACAGTTTCACAAACGAACATAGTCGGAGATTGTAACTTGCTTGCTATTCATTCCCCGTTAGTTTTTTTGATAGATGTTACCTACACAGGGTCGGCGCCTATTTTGAAATGCGATGTAAACGATTCTTCAAGCGTGCTTGTTGCCGATGATGCAATATTTCAATGTATCTATTACCGCGATTTAGCTGTTAATATCAGGCAATTTATGTTTGTTGCCGATGAAATTCTCCGGGGATATATGCCTGACTTTGATGACTTTGTTCAAACGGCAGAATCGGTCTCCCAGGTAACGAATATTCCTTTAGCATTTGAGTTGAGGTTTTATGATAGCTTGGAAGCTCAGGAAACTACTGTTGACATAATCGCTTTTGCAGCATCGAGGCAATTCGGACAGACGCCGGCATTAACTGAAATGTTCCTAAATGAAGTTGATACTTTTATTTGTGGATATGAAAAACCTGTTTATATTTATTTCTTCAACCCGACTGATGGGGCAGACATTGTAATACAGCAAGTTGAATACCAAATCGGGGTAAAATTTGCACTTGATTTTAACGCATGGACAGGAGTTGCCCCGGAAACATATCCCTCTGATTGCATTATTGCAGGAACTTCCACGAATCCGCGAACTACCAATTTCAGAGTGTATGAAATAAGCCCCGGTGTCGCAAGATTTATTATCAATGAAGCAAGTCCCCGAACATTACTCATCGAATACCCTGGTTACAATTTAAATTTAGGCGGCTCAATAGGACAATCTTTTAACAGGATTATACGGGTAAGATACAAAACAAGCGCAGCTTATACAGGCCTGTTCGCAATCGGTGAACACAGATCGGATGATATTCTGCATTACGGGTGGACAACTTATAATCTGCAAAATACGGCAGGTTTATGGGTTACTGAGGATTTTGCCTGGACTGATCTTATATCCGCTGATACGACAAGATATTTCATGATCGGCTTATCTCAGCTTGCCGGTGTGGAAACTCCCATTGTCGACATTGACCTGGTAACTTTTATCGGGAGTGGGGCATCGGTATTAATACCTGTCCGGGAATTTCCTTTAGCAGATGCAGATTTAGGATTATACCGATTGAAATTGAACGACCTTACCGCCGATGCATTGTTCAGAATACTTGTTAACAATGTTGTTAATGGAGAGTTGAAAACAGTAACAGTAAAACCTTTCTGTACGAATAATCAGTATATAAAATATCTTGACAGGACCGGGCAATATAGGTTCTTTGTTTTCAACAGGTTTTACGAAACAAAAGACAATCCTAAACTGATAGGTAAATTAAATAAACTTATTACATCGATACTCGATTCTCAATCCTCAACAAAAAATATCGGCTATAAAAATGAACGCAAAATGACATTGATTGCTGATGAGGTATCGGCCAGCGAATTATTGATATTATCCGATATATACACATCTCCGCGTGTACTATTGTACATTGGATCTACAACGGATGAGAATAAAGACTGGATCGAGGTAACGATAGACAGTCGAGATAATATGGTCCGGTCCCGGAAAGGCGGGTACAGCAAGGTTGAAATTGAAATTACTTTGCCTGAAAACTACTCAATAAATATGCTATGAGGTTATTACGCATAAACGGAAATGATATTGACATTGATGATAATACCTCAATCGGTATTACCTTACAGGCTTATGATATAAAAGAACCTGGCAAGCGGAAAATTACCGTATCGAATTCATTTACTATTCCGGCCACTGCTCACAATCTTGCTGAATTAGGTTTCCCAGGTAACGCCCAGGTGTCTGAAAATACAATGTACGAATCAAAAACGCTGGACTATTGGGTGAATAACGAACAGATAATTAAGAATGCTAAAGTAAGATTAGAACAGGTATCAGATAATCGGATAAACCTGTTTTGTTTTCAGAAACCGGATCTGTGGGATGAGATGAAAACATTAAAAACAAATGAATTTGTTGAAGAAATAATCGCATGGATGCAGACTGAAAAGGGATTGCCTTCTGAAGATATTCCTTTTGTTGGTAATTTGTCAGATTTATGTAATGAATATTCTGTTAATACAGAAGGATTAATATTGACATTATATTTTGGCAACCTGTTTAATTATACCCTTGATAGCGGTGTTACATTTCTGGAAGTTGCAGATAGTTCACCGATAATTTATTTAGATTATTGGAAGTTTCTTGATCATTCGCTTGGCGGTCATTGGTCAATATTTGCAAAAACAATATTTGAATTCATTGAATATAAATATTCAGTCAAGTTTTATACGGAAGGCGGTGGATTTATCGGTAACATTTGGGATGATCCTATTGCGCTTCAAATGTATACACCATTCAGGAATATTATGCTTTTTCCAAAAACAGTTTCATTACCTACAATCGGAGATTATTGGTTTACAACGGCTGATTATGCTACAATTCTTGATACTGATAATTTCAAACCTCTGAATGATATAAAGGATAAAGATGATAAAACACTTTACGATTATGTCAATGCTTTTTTTCAGCATTTCAATATTATAAAAGATGAATTCCAGGTTAATGGAATTGATGTGATTGCACTTCGCAGATGGGATGATATGAAAGAAAGTGCTCCGATAAAAAACTGGTCTGATAAATTATCGGATAAGGATAGGACATTTAAGCCTTCAGTTGATGGATTTTCACAAAACAGTTATATAAAATTTAAGGAACGCTTTGAGGGATGCGATGAGGAACGATACGCAAGAATAATTACAAGTCTGAATGAGGGACTTGATAAAAAATCTGATTTATTTTCAATTGACGCTTATGTACCTGCGTTTATTAAATTAGGAAATGCGACTGAATTTATTAGCGATATAGTCCCTGATTTAAGTTCGGATGAATCGTTTAAGACATTTCAATTTTTTATCAATGACGGATTGACAACAAATGATGTTATTGTTAATTTTTTTTATGAGGATGTTTTTTCTGTATCGGTTACTGAAACTGCTGAATTGAAACTTTACAAACCGGCTTTATATAATTTAAATTCCGAATACGTTATTTTAACCGAAGCAATGCAACATCCTAAATATTGGGAAGTTGAATGTTGGTTAACGATGAATGACATTTTAAATATTGAATTCTGGCGTAAATATTACTTCCGGGAATTGAACGGATGTTTTTTCCTGAATAAGATATCAGGGTTTAATCCTGAGAAGTCAAAAGCCCCGACAAAATTGGAACTGTTCAAAATTTCTGACCAGGTTCCGGAAGCAACTGACTTTCTTGATTTTTGGGTTGACGGCATAAACGACCCATTTACTGACGGTGACGGTGATTATTTTTATTAATATTTTGATACATGGCAGATAAAGTTGTTTTAACGAGCGTTGATATTGATGTTGAAAAAGCGATACAAGATACCCAGGCTTTGAAAGAACGTGTCGCACAATTGCGCGCTGAGACTGATAACCTGAAAAAAACACAGGGCGAAACATCAAAAGAATATATCCTTGCATCTGCTAACTTGAAGGCTAACCAGGCAGAACTCCGGGTACAGGAAAATCTTATTGCAAAGGTTGTGACAGCTAACCAGTCAAATATCGGATCACTGGATGCAATGAAAGCTGAACTGTCAATTGTATCAAAACAATGGTCTGCATTATCTGAATCAGAAAGATTGAATACCGACCAGGGAAAGAAACTAACTGCCAGAAAACTCGAACTTACAAATGCACTCAAAAAAGAAGAGATAGCTACCGGGGACGCAAGGAGAAATGTAGGGAATTATAATGATGTTATTGGCAAATCAACTACTTCACTTGCTGAAATGGTACCCGGTTTTGGTACCGCTTCAAAAGCTGCTAAAGTTTTTGGGATATCACTTAACGCCGCGTTGTGGCCTATTACATTAATTGTTGCTGCAATTGCAGGGTTAATTGCATCACTAAAAAGATCAGAAGAGGGACAGAATCAACTGGCTAAAGCAATGGCAGTATTCAAAGTTGTGCTTAATAATATTATGGATATAGTTACAAAGCTGGCTGAAACTTTATTCAAAGCATTTGAAAATCCAAAACAGGCCATTATGGACTTAGGAAATGCGATAAAAGAAAATTTAATCAACAGGCTTGAGGCTTTCAAGGTCATCGCTTTATCATTTAAAAAGATTTTTTCAAAGGATTGGAAGGAAGGTTTTAAAGAATTGGCAAATGGAACAATTCAACTTACAACCGGAGTTGAAAATATGATTGATAAAATTGCCAACGGGGTTAAAAATTTGATCGATGAAAGTAAAAAAGAGATTGATATTGCCTTAAAACTTGCTGCAATGCGGGAAAAACTTGAAAAAAGAATTCGCGCTGAGATAGTTAATGATGCAAGAGATCAGGCAAAGATTGCAGAACTTCGGGCAAAGGCTGCCGAAAAAGATAAACTAACCGGCGAAGAAAGATTGAAATTACTTGATCAGGCAATTGAAATTCAGAGAGCAATGATGAAGGATGATCTGGATATTGCAAAGCAAAAAGCCTATATACACGGTCAGGAAATGGCAATGTCTGCACAAACAAAAGAAGCGAAAGAAGAACAGGCGCGACTTGAAGCTGAAATATTCAATATTCAAAAAGCAAATTCAGAAGCTGAAAGAGGATTTCAAAGACAACGTCAATCTGCAATAAATGATATGATTGAAGATCAGCGTAAACTTGCTGAATCATCTGTCGAACAAATGATGTTTGAACTTGAAATGTTCAAACTTGCAAATAAGGATAAAATTGATTTAACCGGCGAAACAGTCAGGCGTCAGGAAGAAATTTTAAAAGAGGCACTTAGAATAAAGATTGATGAAATTGACGCAAAGGAAAATGAATCCGAAGCCTTAAAGAATGCTCAAAAATTAGAACTTCAGAATGATTATCTTTTACAGGTTGCTCAATTAAATTCAGAATTTGATGAGGCTGAAAAACAAAGAAAAATCGAAGTTGCACAAACTGATTATGAAAATAACCTGGCGATTGCAGAAGAAAGCATTTTTGCACAACTTGAAATTGAACTGGAAGGTCTTACTTTAAAAGAACAACAGGAAATTGAAGCGGCTGAACGAATAGGCGCATCTACCGAACTCATTGAAAAGAAATATGCTAAGGCTAAAATAGCTATTGCACGAACAGAAAGAGATGCTAAACTTGCATTGGCCGGTGACTTTGCAAAGAATATCGCTACACTTGCAGGTGAACAAACAGCAATCGGGAAGGCCGCTGCCGTTGCAGGGACAACTATTGATACATTCAGGGGTGCCCAGGCAGCATTTACCGGGATGACTTCAACAATTCCCGGACCTGTCGGTATCGCTTTAGGTATTGCCGCTGCCGCTGCCGCCGTCGCTTCCGGTTTAGCTAATGTTAAAAAGATTCTTGCCGTTAAATCAGGATTACCGGGTGAAGGATCTGGCGGTGGAGGTTCGGTAAGCGGAGGAAGTACGCCGGCACAACCTCGCGTTGTTACCTCTGTTAACCCCGAAATTGGGCAGGGGATAGTCTCGAGACAAATAGGGGATGCAGGGAAATCAATAGAAACTCCGCAAAGTGAAAAAGTTGTCGTGATTGATGAGGTTACGGCGAAACAGAAGTTGGATAGTTCTCAGCAAAAAACTTCGGTTTTGTAAATATAAGATTGTTTGAAATTAAGATAAAATGATTATTTTTGTTTAGTATTTATCGCTGAATACATAAAAATATTGGTTAACCTTTGACCCCGATTGATGTATCAGCGATTACATTTTTCGGGGTCTTAAATTTTATAACTATGAACATAGAAAAATTCAAAGATAAATTAATTGCATTTGATTATGATAATGAAATGGTAAATGCAACAGATATGTTAAAGGCATTTCCTGAAAAAAGAATGAATAACTTTTTAAGACAAAAACAAACAATAGAATATATTTCTATTTTGGAAAATCATTTAAAAAGTGATACGCAAAAAAGCGTGTCAAAAGATATTCAAATACTTAAGGTTATAAAAGGAAATTCAAACAATAAAATTCAAGGTACTTGGATGCATAAATTATTAGCCTATAAATTTGCTGCATGGTTAAATCCAGAATTTGAATTATTTGTTTATCGAATTTTTGATAAAGTTATTAAAGAAAAAATGGATTGGCAACAAAGACAACTTGACTACTTTTGGGATCGTGAAGATATAAAAGATTTATATGGAATAAAATGAACCTATTATATCATTTTTTAATAACTAAAAAATCGTAACCTTTCCTTATACGTTTCCGTATACTCAATAAAAAGATCATGGAAATAACATTAAAAATATCAGATTGGTTCGACAATTCAGATTCAAAAATGACTTCTGAATGGCGTGAAATGATGAGAGAGATCAAAAAACTCGAAGTAAAAACACTGGATTTATTTTCAAGGATCCAGGGTAACAATAATCTTGAAACAGGTTTAGCAGGTAATTTTGAAATATTCTAATTATAAAAACATGAAACAATACTTTATTTTTTAGTGATTTTTGCAGCGGTGATAACCGGGTGCGAAAAAGATGATTTGATTGAAAATTACGGTAAAACTGATGAACAGCAACCGGAAATGATTAAGACTGTTGATTCGATAATGGTGATCTATAAAATAGAGATACCGGCTAAGGATTTAAGAGGATATAGCGAAGATCAGACAAAGTTCAGCACTATTTCTATTCAGGCTATTTTTTTGAGTAGAATGGACAGTTCTAAATCAACAATGGTTATTGAAAAAAGAGTTAATTTAATAAACGGATTTGGTTTTGGTCAACTTTGGGTAAAAACTGATAATACAATGGGGGCTAAAACATACTCCGATAATGGAATTCACCAGGAATTATTTTGTTATCAATATAAAGCTGAAAAATTTAATAAGTATTTGACTGTTGAATTTTACTTTAATGGCATAATTTATCCTTCGAATGGACCGTTATTTTTTGTATATGATATTGATAAATTTCATTCATTTGATTTATGACAATCGACAACGAAGAAATCATATACCAGTTTATTGATGAACTACTGAGAGGACAACATATAAATTAAGAAGCCGGGGTTAAACCGGCTTTTTGTTTATACGCAAAACTCGTAGATAAAACTAAGAGAAACTCGTAGACTATATAGGTAAATCTCTTAGACGATCTACGAGTTTCTCGTAGATTAAAATACGCAATTTGCATAGAAATTATTTTAAAAGGAATATATATAATTGCTTAATTAAAAAAGCTGTTGTAGGCAGATACAGCTTTTAATCTAAAGTAGTATGATTAATAACAAAAATCGAAGTCAGTTTTTAAAAGTTATTGCAAAAAAAACCAGGCTCTCAGTCGAAATTCTGAACCTGGTCGGTGATAGTTTAATAAAAATACTGCAATACCCTAACCGGGAAGGGATGCTTTTTTGACTGTGTAACTGATTCTACTTTTTTAAATCAGTTAAACTGGTGTAAAGTTAAGAAAATAAATCTTATTCTTAATATATCACCGGGAAGAATTTCTATAATGTCTCCACTGATTTTCATTATCAATCCTGATTCTTTCTTCAAGATAATTAATTCGATCTTGAAGTTTTTTAAATTCTGATTTTCTCATTCAAAAAGACTTTTATCATACCATACTTCCATATCCAAATCATCTCTTATGAGATATGAATCTTTATTCGCTTCAATCACTGGATATTTATTTCCCCGGTGAATGAAATTGTGTTCTACTTTTGCAATAACTAACCGGGTTGGCGTAGGTGTTATTGATTCTGACTTTGATTCAGGTTCAGGTTCTGATTTTGGTTTATGTTCACGTTTCTTCACATAAACTTTACGCTTCATCCCGCATTTTTCACTGCAATATTTTTGCCGGTTCCCATCAGGTTTAAATGGTTTTCCACATGTTTTACATTTTTTTGTCTTTTTTGTGATTATTGATTTTTTAAGAGGATTCTCTTTAACTTCAAGTAAAACCTTTTCAGCTTTCTTTTTTCCAATATCCTCACGCGTAATATTTACGCCTTCATTGTCGATTTCAATTGTTATTCGTATCATATATTTTATTGGTTACATTAATTGATGTAATATTGCATCGAGCAAATAATTTCACAATATCATAAAGAATAGAAAAGAAAAATATACATGATATGATTAAGAACATTGAAGCAATTCCGTCACATGTTTTTTCTGCTTCAGTTATTGCTTTTAAATGCCAACCATCACGGATTATAAAATACCATGTTTCAACTTGCCAAAAAATAAGGAATATTATTCCAAATATTTTACTGATTTTAAATTTTGTTTTCTTTGTCATTTGATTTTATTTTAACCAATAATTTATTATTAAGCAGTTTTTGAGAAAACTCCCTCATATCTTTTAAATGAAGTTCAGTTGCTTCAAGTTTACCTTTTAGTAGGTTTTCATTTTCAGTTCTTAAATTAGATTTTGCACCTTCACTGATAAACGCTTTAATCAAAGCATCTTTCATGAAAATAGGAATTATTAACAAAGGCTTGATGTCAATTATTTCTGGCGTATCTGGTAAAGTCTGTTCAATCAAATTTTCACCGTCATAACCAATCATAATAATTTTACTTCCACTTTGTTCTCTTGCATAAATGCGGCATTGCATTCTTTCGTAATAATCTTGAAAAATTAGTTCCATATATTTATTTTTTAGTTACTTCCAAATAAAATTTGATCATATACTCGATCATTCCATTTCTTGACCTGTTTTCTAACCTTGCTTTTTTTTCTATCCGTTTTTTGAGTTCACCTGTCAGCTTTAAAGACACGGATTTCTTGACCTGCTTTACCATTAGTATACCGTTTAGGTTTTTATTCTCACTTGACGAATATACAATATATTTTGATTAAGCGTACTTTTGAATTGATAAAATTATTAACAAGATGCCCTATAAGAATGAACATGCCGCCAGAATTAATGATCCTAAAGATTTTATTCAGGATAGTTTCAGGAGAAAAAATATAGCCGATGGCGTGGATATAATTACCGGGAAACTTACCGGTGAAGATACAATGACCACACAGGCTTACCGGTTTGATGTTTTAAAGTTCACATCGGATGAAGCTGAAAAATGGCTAAAAGATAATGATGTCAAAGACTATACGTTTGAGGCTGCCGAAAATGACCAGGTAAATGAAGGTCATATTTTTGTTTACGGAGAGATAATTCCCTGGCAGGATGAAAAAGCAAAAGAATACGGCGGGGTTAATTTAAAAGATGTTGTCAATCAAATCAATAATAATAAAGAAGCTGAGAGACTTGTTGTTCATGTTCATAGTCCCGGTGGAGATGTTTGGGAAGGCTTTGCAATTCACGATGCACTTGTAAGGACCGGGAAAGAAATTGAAACAGTCATTGAAGGATTATGCGCTTCGATTGCGACTGTTATCGCCCTTGCCGGTGATCGCAGGTTAATGACACAACATTCAGAGTTTATGATTCATAATCCGTGGACTTTCGGTATAGGTGATTCAGAGGATCTGAAAAAACAATCCGATGAACTTGCAAAGACTGAAAGTAAACTTGCTGAATTTTACGAAAAGCATACATCGCTGTCAAAAGATGAATTGCTTAATTACATGCATAATGAAACATTTTTCACAGCTGAAGAGGCTCAGAATTTTGGATTTATAACAGAAATTGTCAATACTATAAAACAAGTAGCAAAGATGTCAGAAAAAACAAAAACTCAATTAGATACTGAACAGGCAAAAAAACTGAATGGTATCAGTACGATCCTTGACCGGATTTGGAACAAGCTTAATCCTGCAAAGGCTTTAGTCATTCAGGACGTTAACGGAAAAGAAATTGATTTCGGAGATGCGATAAAAACGCAGGAAGAAATTAAAGTCGGAGTAACTGCAAAAGTAGACGGTAATCCGGCTTCCGGTGATTACACTTTATCTGATGGTACTGTCTATAAATTCGAAGCAGGGACTTTGAATGAAATAGTTGAACCCGCCGGCGATGATGAAGAAATGCAGAAGCTGAAAGAAGAAAACGAAAAACTCAAAGCTGATTTAGCGGCTGCACAGGCAAATTTGACAAGTACACAGGGAGAATTCACAAAAATTAAAAGTGAGTTTGAAATTGTGAAAAATGAATTTGTCGATTTCAAATCACAGTTTTCAACCGGCGATATCCCACCGAACACACCCGGAAGCGGAAATGCAGGATCGCGTAAAGCATTTAAGTCTTAAACAAAGTATTAATCAATTAATAATTTTATTATGGCAAGTAAATTAGATACCAGTTTGTTAACTCTCAACTCCGATGAAGCAAGGGAAACCTCGCAGCTCGTATTCGAGAAGTTATATGTAAAACCTGAAATATCCCAGGTACACGGCGTTCAAACAGGCGTGGAAATGGATAGATATATCCCTATTATGGGTCAGTTTGGCCTTGTTGGAAAAGTTGATCCGGGTTCTTGCGGTGTTAATACCGAAACAGGAACTATACCTGTAAGTCAGAAACAATGGACTCCGAAGCTTGTTAGTTTCAGGCTGCCTCATTGTCAGGCTGATGTCAATTCTCTCATGAAATTCTGGAAGAAATCAAGGATTGCAAAAAACACATGGGAAGAAGTTGATAACGAAATGATGGCCTTTATCACCGATCGCGCCCTCGATGCAACCCTTCAATCTGTTTTGAGAATTGCTGATTTTGGTGACGTTTCAGCTTCTCCGGTTGGTGACGGTGCAGGAAATGAACTGTTAACAGCCGGTACAACCAAAACATATTTCAATATGTTGAATGGTTTGTGGAAGCAAATTTTCACCGATCAGGCATTGGGTACCCCGCTTACTCACAGGTACGAAATTACCGAAAACAATGGCGGTGACAAAGCTACCCAATTGGCACTTGCTGCCGATGCATCTCTGAAAATATTCCGTGACTTGTATGATAATATTGATTCGCGAGCTTTTGAAGGTGGAACTTTGGTATTCCAGGTAACAAGGAGCATAATGTCGAACTGGCAGTCATTCCTTGAAGATAAATCCCTTGTTTTCATGCTTGACAGGACTGAACAGGGATCGACCCGGTATTCATACAGAGGTATTCCTATCATCGTTCGCCACGACTGGGAACGATACATTAGGACTTATCATGACCTGACTACTACTTATTACCTGCCTCACAGGGTTATACTGACTGACATTAACAATATTCCTATCGGGACAAGTGATGAAGAAAGCCTTACCAGCCTGGATTCTTTCTATGACAAGGTTACTAAGTCATGGTATCTTGATGTGGCTTATAAACTGGACATGAAATTGCTTTTGGAATATGAATTAGCTTCGGCTTACTAAGAAAGGAGGAAAAGAAAATGAGAAATTTTGTAAATATTATATTTGTTTTTTTGACATTCTTAGTATTGTCATGCATTTCCGCAATGTCCCAGGAGAGGACTGTTAACCTGGCCGGATCGAATAACTTGGTCGATGTTCGCAATACGAAAAATGTTGCTTACAATGGTACGACTTCAGACAAGTTAATTCCGACAACCCGTGATACGATAGATTACTATGTAATTTTGTCAAATTATGATCCGGGACCGTTGCATTTTTATGCTGCATTCAATTTTGACACTATTGCCGGTATAGATACAACCATTGCAATAACAGTGCAGGAAAAAAAGTTTGCGAACGAAGATTATACAGATTTGATTGCATCTGCCGTAACTGCCGGGGTAATTCGCAATGACACTATTGCTGTGCGAACCTCACTTGGAGTAACAACTGTTGCGACAAATACTACTGCCGCCGCTGTCGATATATTCAGGGGCACCATTATAGCTAATAATGATACCTTAACAGTTGCTCAAAGAGTAACTACCGAAGTGGCAAATACACTACTGTATTACAGATATCTTCGTTTCAGACTAATATTATCTGGAAATGATTCTGTCGGTACTGGCGTAAAAGTTAAACGTGTTGAACTTCAATTCTATCAGTAATGAGCTGTATAACTGGAATAGCAAAAAATATTACTTCTGACTGCTCGACTTCTAAGTCGGGCGGCCTGGAAGTTGAAGCCTATATTTTCAACAGGGCTGATCTCTCCCCTACTTATGACGGCACACAGTTAAATCTTATAACTTCCCTTGCAAATGTAGGGGCTGCCGTCGGGTATAAACTTACAGGTTTTAAAAAGAACCTGAATGCCGGCCATGATTTGGTTGTTGCCGAAGATGCGCCGAACAAGTACACGCATTATTTCAATTTCAAACAATACGAAGTTCTTGCTGAAGATATCACGAATGTCGACGATATGGACGATGTTGTCGTTGCAGTTGAAAGCAAAGACAAGAATGATACCGGTGAAGGCGTATTCATGCTTTACGGGTTGAAAAAAGGATTATGGAAATCGGCAGATACACAGCGGGCAAATGATGCAAACGGATCCCGTAACATTGAAATGACTTCACTGGCAGGACAGGAAGAACCTTTTAGCCGGTATGTGCTACTTGATACTGATTATGCAACTACGAAGGCTTTACTTGAATCTTTATTAACTTAACGGCTCATGGCTTTAACAAATAACGGTACGGCGGTATTTATCCTGGATAGTTACCTGCCTGCCGGTTATAGCAAGCCGGTAGTGACAAAAGTTGCTAATGCAGAATATAAATATTCAGATGCAGTTTTCAGTATTGCAAAATCAGGAGTTGAAAATGCTACGGCTGCAACTACTTTTACAAATCTTGTAGCTGCTTTAACGGTTGCAATTAGCGCAATGATAACCGATGATTTTGATACTGTCGGGCTAACTGTTTCGGCTTATGCAAATCTGAAAGTAGTTACGACAAATCATAATTTATCCGGTGTATTATACACAAATGGAGCAATTAATTATGTTTGCACAGTGGATTATTTTGTAAAAACAGAAGCTATCTGATGAAAAAAGAATATTCCTTTTCAATGGTCGATTTGGTTTCACGGGTCCTTGCTTCAGGTGTGGAAGATGTTTTATCTTCCACCCTGGTCATGGACTTGCTATCAGCTTATTCGGCCTTATATTTAAATGGCGCGAATCCGCGATTATGCGGACGGTGCCACAAAGATTATTATTTTAAATTAAAAAAAGACGGACTAATGAAAGCAATCGAATTTGACAAAGCAAAAAACAGGACTTGTAAACCTAAATGGAACGGTTTACGGTTTATCCCAAAATTAGGGAAACATATTAATTCGGAATTGATAACCGATGAACAGGCAGAAAAGTTATTGAAAGAAGGTCATCTGATGGACAAGGATTTTACTGTTTTACCTGGGATAAAAGCAGAAGAACCTGCAAAAGTTAAGAAAACAAGAAAAAATAAACAGGAAGAACCTGCCGAAACCGAAATTAATTCCTAATCATCATGCGCCTCGTAAACGCAGAAATCGACAAATCGCTCAAGATCAAACTTGATAAGAGTATAATTGCCCTCGACGAAAATGTCGGGGGCATTATGTCTTTTGGGGAAAAGAATGATTATCCCCAGGTCATTGAAAAATTGATAAATAATTCCGTAACAGCTAAGGCTGTTTCACGGGTATATGCAAAATTTCTGACAGGGGCCGGCTTTGAAAATGAAGAATTAAATAAATTAATAATCGGGAAAGATAACCGGGGAAAGAAAATTACTCTTCGGAGTTTACTCTCCCAGGTTGCGTTCTCTGTCGCTTATCATAATGGGTTATGGATTCACTGTAATGTAAATCTTGCCGGGAAAATAGGTACCGTTAAATTCATACCTTTTAAATTCTGTAGGTTTGCAAAAATTGACGACAAAGGATATACTGCAAAAATCGGAGTTTATGAGAATTGGGATAAACAGAAAGATCAAAAATTCGATAAACATAAAATAGTGTGGTATAATTGTTTCAATCTTGAATCAAATGTTTTGGCCGCACAGGTCAAAGAAGTCAAAGGAATGAAAAATTATAAGGGCCAGGTTTATTTTCATTTCTTTGATAATCAATATCTTTACCCGCTTAGTCCGTTCGATCCTGTCTATATGGATGCCGATACCGAATATCAGATTGAACTATTTAAGAACAGGACCATCCGAAATGGTATGATGAATAAAACAGTCATGCGCGTGGCTGCACCGGCAAATGATACTGACAGAAGGGAATTAAAAGAAAAAATAGAATCTTTCATAGGGCCTGACGGCGATAGCGTGATCGTATTGGAGGATGATGTTGACCCGGTTACCGGGGATATAAAATCAACCGGAGCTTTTAAAGTAGATGAAATAAAAGCGAATATTGACGATAAACTTTTTCAAAATTGGGAAAAAGGACTTGCAAACAATATCCGGAAAAGCATGGCAGCTATACCGGCAATTCTGATAGACTATGAAGAAAGTAAACTGGGAACAACTTCAGGCGAAGCTATTAACCAGGCTACGAATTTTTATAACGCAGTCACAAAAGATGACCGTACCCAACTTGAAGAAATATTTCAGGAAATTTTCATAAATTCGGCAAACGAAGAATTGGCAAATAATACGAACTGGAAAATTAAACCGTTAAACCTTTACGAAAATGGCACTACTGCTCAGCCTGGTACAACAGCAACTAATTAAGAAAATATCTGCAAACAATACAGGCAGGTATGATCAGATTGCGGCTGAGGTCGAAGAAAATGAACTTCGGTCGATGCTTGGGATCGCTTTGTTGCAGGATTTACAGGATAATCCAACATCGACTGAGAATGTCAAATTATTGGACGGGAGTAGTTACGAAAATTATTTAGGACAAACAATAAAATTCAAAGGGCTCCGGTATGTCCTGGCGTATTTGAATTATGCAAAATATATAGGTGAAAGTTTTGTAACCGATACATTTACAGGTTTTGTCGCAAAGAACAGGCCTGAATCTGAACTTGTTTCGGAAGGTACGATGAAACGGTTAATCAATGAAAATCGTGAACTGGCAATGAGAGAATTCGATGTTATAAAGGAATTTCTATGCCTGAATTCAGCTGATTACCCGTTATGGCTTTATGCAAAAACACAGAAACCTCATACCCCTCGTTTTTGGGGGGTACGAAAAACAGAGAAAGGAAATGACCGGAGTATTGAAAATGAAGAACAGCATTACCCTGTTCCACGTAATACATAACCACGATGCCTAAAGAATTATTCAACCAGATATTAAAAACTACTCTTGACGCTGCAGACAGGATCGCTATCGGAATACCTTCACAGGTTGGCGCGAATAATATAACGACAACTAACCTGTTGAAACAAACAGGTAATTGGAATATTGTTGTGGAAACAATTACGAATGCAGATTTAACCGCTGGTGTTTGGGCTTATAATCATGCAAAAAATACAACAGTAATCCGGGGCACGCTTAGGAATCCCGCAGGATATGAACAGGCTTTGGCAGGGATGCTCCATGTAGTCGATGCATATAATATTGAGATTGAATTTGGCGGGGCAATTGAAGCCGGTGACTGGACCTTTATTTTTGAATATATTTTGATATGATAATTGATTAATATATAAACAAAATGAAAATAAAATTGATATTATTAATACTGGCTATCGGATTCTCAATCGTGTCCGGGCAAAATATAATCCCGCATAGGGGAATTATTCAGGAAGTTTA